ACGTGTAAAGTGATCATATACACAGTGTAGAATTTCGTGACCAAACAAGAATTCTGTTTGTTTTTGATTAAGTTCGTTTATAAAGTTTTCGTTATAGTAGAAGTTACGACCGTCGGTTGCGGCGGTTGAACACCAGTCTGTTGCATCTACAAGTTTAAGACGTGTGGCCAAGTTACCAAAGAATGGTTGACGAATAAGCAGAGCAATACGTGCGGTTGTTAATTTTTCTTTAATTTTAGCACCGTTGATATTAGGGTTACGTTCATAGATTTTACCCTCTATCATGCTTTGTTCTACTGCGGTTGTATTTTTTGACATTGTTTGCTCCTAACTTTCTAACTATAATATAATTATAGCATCAAACAGGTATTTGTCAACTAAAATTGTGCTAAAAAATCACGTTGCATCTTCATTTTGGCATCTTTATATGACACAGATTCTGCTAGATGTAGTGGTTTATATTCACCTGGGACGAATACATATTGTACCATATTGGATGGCAATTTGGAAGTTTTAAGACCATCTCCTGCATCAATTACAAAGGGAATAAGATCATTTTTAGCAATTAGTGCCACACTTTCCGTATCACAGATAAGAAGAAAGTCAGCATAACCTGGAGGAAGTGATCGTCCTGCACTTGATCCACGGCTGTTCATTAACTGTAGATCTGATACATATTTCTTTTGTTTTTTGGTTTTGCGTGTAAACAGTGAGCCTTCTGTGTATTTCATTTCGATCATCATACCATTGGGTCCAATATGATCTACACCTTCCAAATTGACATACACTAGATTTCCATCGCTAAAAAGATCTAGTGAGCGTTCAAGCAAGTCGCTTTTATCAAATCGTAATTTACGTTCATTTAGTTCGTCACCAATTGTATGTACAAGTGTAACATACTTGTTCCAATCTACGTTATTACGTAACCATATTGCTAAGTCTACAGTTTGCAATTTTTCTCCTTATTTGCAATTTACTGTAATTATTATAACAGAAAGTTATCTAGAGGTCAACTGGTTTGGTTAAACACTTTGTTATAATGAGGTTTTAATTGTTCCATTACTTTATGATATTCGTTTTCGTCTTTGTACAGTTTTTTAGGAACTAGATCTCCTGCAAGTGTACTTTTAATCATATTACAATCCAAACAAAGTGTTTGAGTATTTTGGTCGCAATGGCTACCACCGTCTCGTTGCGTTTCAATATGATCTACAAATAACATACCCCATGCAACACGATCACGAATTAGTTCATCTTCTATTAGTTTTACTTTAGGATGTTCCCATGGATTATGTCCACAAATTTCGCAAAACCTTTTCTTATTAAATGTCCACGGACGATCCATTCTAGCAGGACCTCCGTACTCTCTTAGTAAACTTTGATGGTGTTCACAAAGACGTGAGCCTGCTCCTTTGTACTTAGAAGATTGTTTGTTACAATAAGGAAGTGTACAAGTTGTGGTTACAGAATTTTTTATACCTGCATAACCTTGTTTGTGTCTTTCGAAAAAATGCCTACTCATGCCATTGCTCGTTGTACTTTATCTAATACTGCTTTTGAATGTTTACATTTACCATAGTAAGAAAATCCTACACATTCACATTGAAAACCTTTATCAGTGAGTAAAACATTGTACTCATTTCCTTTAGAACCTTTTACAGGCCATTCAATTCCAACCAGCCAATGGTCTTTGGGTTCAAAAAATGTAGGCTTAAGATAATGTGTTTTAAATTTTTTGTTCATAGCAACCTCTAATAGAGCGAGGGGATCCGAAGACCCCCTCTATAGTTAGTTAGGATGCCATAGCGGCCTGAACATACTTGCCATACTTATCGTGGAAACGATCGAAGTTTTTCAGGTCCTTTGGCGAAAATGGCAGTTTGTAAGTAGCGATAGCAACTCGCGTACCCATAACAACTAGTTCGGTTTCAAAATTATCCATCATAAAACCAAAGAAGTTGTCTGCCATTGTGTTCCAACCCTTCTCCTTGCGTTTAAATGCCTCTTGAAGTTCATAGCACATACTTACAGTTAGTGAATACATTGCCGAAATTTCTTTCGTCTCCATACTCTTAACCTTGCCTTTAAGTATGTCTGTTGGATTTGGCAGTTTAGCCGCAACCTTACGGTGTGCCGCAAATTTAACTGCCAAGCCTTCGCCGACGCTACCTGCAACTAAGTCTGTAAGTGTAGACTCAGGCAGTTCATCGTCGAGAAGTTCGCTTACGAAACTCCAAGAACGTGGAGTTGCGAATGCTCGTGAACTTGACTTTGGATCAAAATCATATAGATCTTGTTTAGCGAAAGTCAAGTAACCCACAACGTCTGCGTGGATTTTGTTTTCTGTCGCCCATGTCAACCAATCTTCAAAGTCAACACGGAGTTCAAGGTGTACAAAACGATTGGCAAGTGGTGCCGGCATACGATAAGTTACACCCTTATCAGTTTCACGGTTACCTGCCGCGACAATTACAACATTGTCTGGTAGTTTGTATGTACCAACCTTACGATTTAGAATAAGTTGATAGGCCGCCGCTTGTACTGCTGGCGCCGCCGAATTCATTTCGTCTAAGAACAATACAATAGTTTCGTATTTCTTAGAAATTTCCTCATCAGGAAGTTCGCTTGGAGGTGCCCAAGCCATTACGTTATCATTTGCCGCATAATAAGGAATACCTTTAATGTCTGTAGGTTCCCACAGTGACAAACGAACGTCAATAAGATGTGCGTTTTTAAGTGATTTTGTAATCTGACTCATAATGTCAGACTTACCAATACCTGGAGGACCCCACATAAAGATAGGTCGCTTCAGTTTCATTGCGTGTTGTACAGCCGCCTTTGCTTCGTTTGGTGTAACTGTACGTGCTTCAGTTGTTTGTGCCATTTGCTATGCTCCTTTGTTTCTAACTATATCTATAGTATAGCATCGCAAAGCAAAATGTCAAGCGGTTTTTCCTATATTTTGGATAAAATTCTATCCAAAATGACTGATTAGTCTTCTAGTTCTTGTGCCATAGCACGAGCAAGACCGTATTGTTTGATATCTCCAGCGAACATCATTAGTTGTAGACCCATTTTTTCGCTGAAAACATAGATTCTTTTCTTTGTAACGTAATACGGACAATCAATAAAGTTGTCTAGATAAAGGAATACCTGAGGAGTAAACTTAATTTCATTGGGAAATTTAATTTCGTAGGTTTGTAGATCTGCACGTTCAACAGCATATTCGAATCCATCTTTGGTTAAACGCAAACCTGCATCGCCTTTTGCTCTTGTGTTTTGCCACCAAAGCATATAATTTTTCTTAATCTCTTGATCTGATGTATCTTGTTCACCAGCACCTACCATGAAGGTTTTGGTGTATGCTTCTTTAATATCCATTATTAAATTTTATCGCCCTTTGTTAACTTATAAACTTCAAAACCTTCAGTCTTAAAGGTTAAATTTAATTTTTTAGCAAGGTTCAAAGCGTGGCCTGGATTGCTAAAACTTGTTTTCTTGTATTTAGGACCGGGTGTTGGCGAAATAGAATTTGAACTTTTTAGATTGAAAGGTTTACCCTGATAAAAGACCGCCCAGATTGCTTCAGCATCTAGTACTTCTTCTTTTCTATATGTGTTCTTGTCGGTATATTCCAACAAGATAGTTGGTTTTGGTCTACTCATTGTACGTAATTCCTTTAAGTTAACTACGTACTTATTTATCGAAAATTTAGAAGTTTCCGCCGTCCATTTTAACATCTACACTAACCTCTTGTGGTTGTTGTAGGCGTGTATCTTGCAGTTCTACAAGTCTTGCAAGCACCATACTTAAACTATCTGCTAGGTCTTTATACTGTTTAGCATCTAGTTTAAGTTCACGTTGTTGTGTTTTACCTGCAACTTTTGCGGCCTGTAAAAAGTTTTCTATTGGAAGTGTATTAACTGGATTTCGAGACATTTGCTAGTACCTGACGCATTTCTAGTTCTGTTGTAAAAGGACCTTTGTATTCATATCTTTGCAGTGTAATAAGTTTAGGACAAAAACTTTTTACCCAACCTTTAGCAAATCTAATTGTGTAGTAACCTGCACAGTATAAACTTTTCGATTTTCTACTTTTGCTGTATAAAGGAAGATTGTTCTGCACATCTAGTAAAGGATTATATGCAGGTGTACTTGTTGGATACCCATGAACTTCTAAAACTTTTGTATCTTTTGTTTTTTTCTTTACTGTTTGTTCGAAGAAATCCTGTCCGAAAGTTTCGTAAACTTTTTCTACGTTTTCAAATTTAATCTTATCCCTAGGAGTAACAAGAATAAATCCTTCTTTTTCTTTTGCTAGTGTTCCTACCTTGCGTCCATGATCTTGTACAATCCAAAATTTATTTGGAACTAACTGTTTTGCTTTAAATTCAAATTCCATTATACTCTCCCGTATCTTGCATTCAAAGGTTTAGCATATGTTTCTGCTTGTTCAGTAATCTTATTAAGATCGTAACTGCTTGCAAATTTTACTAAACGTACACCTACCTGAGAAATGTCTTTACTTGCAGAAATACCATCTGCAATAGTTTGTCCTATTAATTCTTTAATTTCTGCAGGTTGTGCAGTTAAATCACAAAGTGTAACATTTCTTGAATAGTCATCTAATACTCTATGTTCATTACCTTCATGATCTGTCCAACGTTGTAACATAAGGTTATTCCAATTAAAACCTTTTGTTTCTCTGTCTTCAAATGCTTCCTGCAATCCCACCTTGTTCTTTGTACCTTTTACACGAACACCTGGATATGCACTAAACACATTATCGCTTGTATCACCACGCATACACTTTTCAAAAAGCAACCACTCAGGATTAGGTGCAGGTTTTTCTGCCTTAGTTTTTTTATCTATAACAGGTTTACCTTTTTCATCAAAGTATCCTTCGTGTGTTATTGTTGTTTTTGATACACCATTGTATTGTTTTACATTAGGTGCAATTAACTGTGCAAAGTCGCCATCGGTGCTAATAATAACATGATTGTCTTTAGGATGTGATTGTATCCAGCCTGCAATTAAATCGTCTGCTTCTAATTGTGGGTGTTGTAACACACTGCAATTTGTTTTTTCACGTAGAAATCCAGTAAATTCATCAAATGTTTCCCAGAAGATTTTATCTTCTTCCTGTTGTGAAGGGGTAAGTGCGTCACGAGTTTCTTGACGATTGCGTTTATACGGTGCATAAAAGTCCTTGCGCCAACTACGCCCCTCAAGACAAAACACTACATGACTGCCATTAAAGTCATTCCAAGCCTTGCGAATACTTTGAAACGTTGTATGTAGCGCCATGCCGATTTTAATATCAGCATCACCACGTACAACGTGTCTCGCACGGAAAAATGTATTTGCTGTGTCTACGAGAATGTATGTCATTATCTTCTGCCTATATATTTCATTCTATACCATTTAGCAAATTCTGGATTAAAGATCATTGTTTCGTGTACTTGTTTAGCACTTAATTGATCTGATCTAATACAGTCTGCTAATGCCTGCCAATCTTCTTTCTTATACTTTTCAGTTTTTCTTGTTTTAGTTACTGGAGTCATTAACTAACCTCCGATTTGTTGTCTCCTAAAGGTTTTACATTAACATAGCCAGCACCCATAGGATTTTCTGCTGTCGCTACGCCTTGATCTTTTGCAACATTGCCACATAATTCTTTAAACCAAGCATCTACTATTGCTTCTTCGCTATCTCCTTGGTATCCGTTAAGTTTTAACTCACGTATAAAGTATTGGTTCCAATCTAATTCAAAGAAACCGTTGCGTGGATTATTATCTTTCATTTCCACATTAAGAACCGCTACATAAGGTTCTTTCTTTTTTGTTGCTTCTGCTTTAGCGTCTGTTGTCTTTTCTTTAGACACTGTAGCAGGAACATGGTTTTTATTAAACATTTTTTTGATTATATCTATCATTATAGTCCTGCCTTTCTTGCTTTTTCATCTAATGGTTCTTTATCAAGTTCCCCAAGCATTGCCGAAGATGTCGACGTGTAGTCTGGGTGTATACCTCCAGCCTCGCTCCATTGCCAATGTTGCGACTCCTCTAGTGTTGAGTTTGTATTCTTCTGACCTACCCCCAAGCGGCATAACATAGACTGGAACATCGATTCCTTCTGCTCTGTATTGTTCAACTGCTTTTGTAACTTCGTCCACATCATCTTCGGTAGCCACAACAAATTTGAAATACATACTACTATTAGGTACATCATAATACTGCCTAGCAATATCAGGCTTGATAGCAGTATCCCAAGGCTCTCCACTAACGGAAAGTTTCGGACTGCACGACCAAGTGATATGAAATGCTCTTTCGTTGTTGAGCCACTCTCTGAAATCATCTCTAAGAGATTGTGTTGTATTTGTTTCAAATGTAACATTTTTTAAGTCTCCCATGCCAGGGTGTTCAAATAGATCCATGTAAAGGCGTTGCCACCCTAGCAAGGGCTCTCCGCCTGTGAGTATAAAATGAACATCCTGTCCATTATTCATTGTCCACTTTCGTTGTGGAGTAAGACTCAATACATAATCAACTACTTCGTCAACTGTATGGTCTTTCATATACTTCTTAAATTCTGGATAGATACTTGCATATGTATCACAGCCTGTGTGAACAATAGGCAAGTCCTCAAATCTATTTACCTTGTCTAAAATACCATCATCAAGTAATTGTTTTACTTCAGGATTATACTTGATGCCTTGTTCTAATTTTTCTGCTCTGTTTGGATGCTTGTCCAAACCAAAATTCATACAACGAAAGTTACAACCAAATGTACGCAAGAATACACTAGGCACGCCTACGAAGCGTCCTTCGCCTTGTACACTATAAAATGCTTCACTATATCTAAGTTTCATTTACAACTCCTATTATATATTATAGTGTTTATTTAGGTTTTTGTCAACCATTAACATCCAACATTATCTTCAAATAAGTCCGTTTGTAATTCGTCCTTTTTGGAATACTTTTGTTTTTCTGGAATTACACCACGAACACCGCCTCGGGGATCTTCCATATCACCGTCACGTCTAAAAATTAAATGTACGTGTGGATACATGACTGTTTGTCCGGCACTAGCACCCATATTGATTCCAATGTTGTATCCTGTAATTGGATTAGTTTCTGCTTCAATGTTCATGTTACCCATTTCCTGGGCAAACTTAAAACACTTTTGTATATTTTCTACTGTGTTCTCTTTTGGCACAACTAACGTATGTCCGGGAGTTACAGGATAAATGTCTTCGTATACAACAAACTCTTTGGTATCAAATGTAACATTAGTCCAAGGTGCTCTACCTTCTGCTTGTGCTTTTTCTAGTGTGTCGGTCATACGTTCCATTCCATTTTAGATTCAATAGCAAAACGAGCACCTTGTATATAATCTTTATCTTCTTCTGACAAAGCACTCCAAAACTTGCTTACACTTTGAATATGTTCTTCTACTTCTTGAGGATGTTCTAAATGATAGTTTGATTCCATCCATGCCTGTAGTTTATCCATGCGTTCTTTAATTTTATCTTTAACAGTCATTAATACTCCTGTGTCCATACATCCGCCGAAAACCCTTTTCCGTTAGTATCACCACCGTTGTTATCTACATCTTTACCGTCGTAAGTAATACCACGTACTATGTCTTCTCCATTGGTAGTTTCGCTGTATTGAATTTTAAGTTTTTTAGGATCAAACTCTCCCACAGTTTCTACTATGCCATCAAAGAATGTACCTTTTTCTAGAGAAAGCATTTGTACAATGTGTGTGCCTTTTTCGGGATATGTATCCTCTACACTTTCTAGTATTTCTGTTTCGTAATTAGTTTCTTCACTAATACCATTTGCCCATTCACCTACATCTGTGTTTTCAACAATAGTATTAATGTGCTTACTGCTGTATTCTAAACCGTCTACTTCGTTTATCTCAATGTTAGCACTGTCAATTGAAATAGCGTGTATATGCTCAAATTCGTTTGGCATTTCGTACCACGAACTGCAAGCACCTACGCCTTCTTCATCATCGCTTAAAAAGTTTGCTTCAGGCGGTACACTATCAATATCTTCAAAGTTAAATGTACCTTCTTCTGCATTAAGCATATAATTAACAAGATCACTGTCGCCATGTTCTTTAACAATAGGTTGCCAAAAATCATATGCTTCTTTTGATATGCTTGCGTATGCATGTTCTGCACCATATCCCCATAATTGTATATGATAGTATCTTGGACCTTTAATTCTATCCAGTGTTTCTTGTTTTTCCTCAAGCGTGGCCATATGTTAGTTCCTCTGTAATGTATCTTTTAAGTTCTTTGTCCTTGACATCGTTGGGTATTTCGTTTTTATAAAAGATTCTGTAACTATCACTACCATATTTGCCAATGCCATAAAGTTGTGTAGCATCATTTCCGTCCCAACTTTCAAACTGTATGCTCATCTTATAAATGCGTTTTGCTCTTACCTTTTGCATACCCAATGGTGCTAGAAACTCTTCCAACATAGGAATTGTTGCTGAACGTAACAGTTTATTTGCTGTAGGCCATTGTTTAAAAAACTTTGTAAGCAATGGTTTAGTTTGACGTCTATTAACTTGATTTAAACAGATGACACCAACCATGTGTTGCCATACATTTTTTACCTGCTGTTGTACCATCAAGTCTTCACGCATTAATACAATTCCTCAATCTTATCACAAATTTTAAGTTTTTTTGCTTCGTCTGCACTTAACCAAACATCCTGCGGCGGAAGAAGTATTTCTTTAATTTTTGCTTCTGTCATACCTAAACATTTTTTATAATGATTAATCATACGTTCTGTGCTGAGTTCAAATTCTTTCACCCTAGCATATAACTCATGTTCTTTACCTCTGCTACCCCAAGTATATTGATGTGATAGAATACTTGTATTAGGTGTAAGAATGCGTTTACCTTTATTACCTGCAATAAAAATTAAAAAGCCACAACTTGCAATTAAGCCTAATCCTACAGTTTTGATAGGAATCGAACTTGCTTTCATTGTGTCAATTAATGCAAATGCGGCATGAACATCTCCTCCAGGAGAATTAATTATTATTGTTAATTGTGGTAATGGATTATCACTTAAATTATGATTCATTATCCATTTAATTGCTTCTTTGCAACTAGCATAGGTAATTTGATCCATTAAAAGATAAACACCATTGCTGTCTATATTATTTGGTTGCTGTTGTTGTTCTGCTTTTTTAGCCATAGTGTCCTACATTCTCCCAGGGATATACTAACCATACATCCTCTTCTGCTTTGTTTACTTCGTCACAAGAGTATGACACACCGTCAAACTCACTGCTTAGGTTTTCTGTTAATACTGCAAAACGTACATTGTCTCCCCAAATTTGATTCCATACAGGACTATGTGGTAAACAACTGCTCTGCCAATCTTGTTTAATCCAATTAAATGTTGCGCCAGTATCATTAATATCGTCTATGATAAGAATGTTTTTGCCCATTGGAGTATTTTTAAACTGTCCCATCTCTGGGGCAAATGAACCGTGTTCATCGTAGCCGTAAGCATCTTCGGCCATCCAACAATTAGTTTCTTGATGGCTTTCACCGTCACGTAGAGCAACCTTGAGTGCTTCACAACGAATACCTGTCATGTTTGAAATAATAGTAGCAGGTACATTACCTCCACGTGTAATACCTATAATGTAATCAGGACGCCAATTGTCCTTGTACATTTGGGTAACAATGTTTGTACACATTACTTCCACATCATGCCAACTATAAAACTTTTTATTAATCATCTTTAATCCTTATTAACTATATCGGGTGTAATAGCATCTATTGTATTGACTACTGTTTTACCCGCATAAATTGCTGTTGATGCTGTTACGTCTAATACTGCAACAGTAGTTGAACATCCTGTACAAAACAAAACAACAATAATAGCAATTAATTTGTTCATTAATCTCCTAACGAAAATTCAACTTTTGTTACGTTTGCCCAGGTAAAAGAACGCCAACCTTCTGCATTAATATCATAAACAGCAAGAACATTTTCGTTTTTCTTTTTTTCTTTTTCTTGATTTTTTTCTTTAGGACGGAAACTATCAGGAATAAGATCTTGATTTAATGTACAAGTCATTACTCGCTGTTCACCGTCTTTCTTATTAAATGTAACAATAACTTTTTGTTCACGTAATAATGTTTTAAGCCAGTCACGACCTTCTGGTGTATTGATTTCACTGCTATTCATCTTTTGCTCCTCTAGCAAGATATTGTTCGTTGTGTATCCAACGGAATCCTTCATGTTTTACATGATCCATAAATCCCCATTCTTTAGTTTGTTTACCCATAAAAAATAAACTCCAACAAGGAATTTCATTGCCTTCTGTATCTTTAGCAAGTTCTAACCAATGCAGATCATCTGCTGTACGCTTACGGAAGTGTCCAGGTCCACGCCATACTCTAGTGCTACCTACTACATTACCTTCCTGCGATCGAACGGGAATATGTTCCCAATATCCACCTTTAAGAATAAGTGTAGCGTATCCCCATGGATGATCATGCAATACGGGTTCGTCACTAACTAGTACCTTGTGCAGTGTGATATTAAAAGGAAAGTTTTTTCTATTTTTAAGAAAAAGATAATAACGTATTAGATAAGGAACATCGCTATTACGTTCTGTAATAACTCTGCGTCTACCTAATTTATCCATTGCTTTTGCAAAAATATTCAATTTATTCTCCATTCAATTTTTCGTCTTCTTCACACATATTATACACTGAAATAAACTGATTGTAAAGAGTTTTCGCGGTCGGATATTTGTCCAATACATCAAAATCTATATATTTTCCGTTATTTGGATTCCAATTATTGTCAAATGTAATCGAACTAATATCTACTGTACTAATTGTATTATCATAATTATAACTTGTAAAATTGCTGTCTATACTATATGTTCCATCGCCTATTGTATATTCGTCGTAGTTGTCGAGTGTAATACTGTAAGTTTTTTCTTTGTCACCCATTTTGTAATCCTTAATTTATATTATTGTACAACCATTTGACGTAAAAATCAATCTGTTTTTCGTTTCTCGGCCCGTCAATTCTTTCAATAAATTCGATTAGTTTATTTGGTTGATACAAGTCCCAAGCATGAATTATATATTCACTGTTTGTTGAAAAACTTTTTGGAACATGGGTATCCCATATTCTTTTTTTGTTTAACATTTCTTTGTGTGCTATTATGTTTAATTCTTTTTTAGAAATGTTTATATCTAATCCTTCGTTTAAGAATTGATTAACTTTAATCAAATCCATTAACACAATATTTCTTTCTTTTTCTGTGTAATCTATACCAATAGTTACAGTATTTTGAAATTTTTCTTTTACTATATTTTGTTGACTTATATCATAACTGCCGATTATAATATTTTTATCTGTGCTTTGTAGTAATTTTTCTAGTCTGTTTAAATTGTTAGACCAATCAATTTCTCGAAAATTAAGAAGATCGCCTTCTGCTATGTCGCTCACATATTCTGCATCTTGTTCTTGATTAAAATGTAGCGTACCATTATCAAGAATTAGTGGAACACAAGGCTGGATGAATCTTGTGTTCCATCCAGCCAATGTTGTAATCAAAGAATCACATAGTGTTCCTGTAGGTGCTGTGACAAAATAAATTTGTCCCATACTTTGTTAACCTCGTTGTGTGTCAGCAAGTTTGTTCTTCAAGTAGTTTAGAAGAATACCATATGCTGGTAGGAACACAATCAAGCCTACTACAATCTTGGTCAGTGTATTGTTCTGTGCAACAATGTGCCAGTTCTCACCAATCCAAGTTAGTTTGCCTTCTGCGTCTGTTGAACCTGCAAATGCCACATAAAAGAATGAATATGTGTCAATGATGTTAGCCACGATAGTTGAAATCGCTGGCGCCGCCCACCATGCAGTTGAACGTTCGCGAATTGCTTGGAAAACATATACGTCAAGCATTGTGCCGATCGCATATGCAGTACCGCTTGCAAAACCTACTCTGTATGCATGTTCGTCACCTAGTGCTAATAGTACAAGCACCGAAGCAACAATAGCAGGAACAATAGCCATTGCTACAACGGCTCTACCTGCTTGTTTACCGACCATCCTTACAGTAAGGTCAGTTGCTACTACAACAATCGGAAATGTAAATGCCGCGGCGGCTAATGGAAACGAGCCAAATAATGGCAAGTCTGCGCCGGGGAATAGATCAAATCTAATTGTGACTAGATAGTTTGACACAGCAATAACCAACGTGTGCAAAATAACTAGATTTCTTACGAGTGCCTTATCGACACCCTCTAAAAGTTTACTGAACATTCGTCCTCCTTGTTTTTATCTAGGCGCAAACTCTTGCTGGAGTTTAATATTATCCATAAACTCTTTCTTAGTGCCAGCATCGTCTTTAAACGCCCCCTTCAACACAGTTGTCTGTGTTAAACTTGAATGTGCCATGATACCTCTGTTCTCACAGCATCCGTGTGTTGCCTGAATATACACACCTAAATGTTTTGAATCTGTTGCTTTGCTGATTTCTCTTGCAATGTCATTAGCAAGTTCTTCTTGCAACGTACCACGCCTAGCACACCATTGTGCAATACGTGTATATTTAGAAAGTCCAATAACTTTACCATTAGGAATAATACCAATATATGCCACGCCTGTTACTGGTTGATGGTGATGCGAACAAACTGATTTGAGTTCACTCCTTACAACAAGCATACCTGTGTATGCATTTTCACCTTCATTAGGAAAAGCAGTTGCGGCTGGAATGCGATCATAACGTCCTTGCATTAGTTCATTGTAATACATTTTTGCAAGACGTCTAGCAGTACCGTGACTGTTAGGATCGTTTTCCCTATCAATAATAAGTGCGTCTAGCACACCTTCAAATTTCTCTGCGGCTTCTTCAATCAGTTTATCTTTTTCGCCAGTGTAGATAAATTCACTAATATTATCACCCGCCCAATAACGCTTGTTTGCGTCTTTAATTCTGCGTGTTACTTCTTCATACTTTTTCATTTTTTCTCTCCGATGTTAAGGCAGTGGATTGCCATATTCTTATTGTAACTTCTCAAGTAAATTTTTGCAACTAAAATAGTTTTCATTTAAATGAGTAGTAAGTTTATTTAGGTCTACAAGAAAGTCGTTGTAGTTTTCCATTAAGAAAATAATTCTTTCGATTATCTTGTCCTTGTTTTCTTTATAAGCACTAAACGATTCTGTCCATTCGCTTGGATATATAAATCTTCCTGTGTTCTCCATTTCGGTATAACTTAATCGATCTGGAACCAAAGGTAATGTACCAACAAGGGCACCTTCATACCAACTAATACCTAATGTTTCTTGTAGGTTAGCACTAAACACTAGTTTCGCTTCACCTAGTGCATTGTAGTATTCTTTCTTTTGATAATTCTTTTCCATACACACTTCAAACTCATATTGTGGAAGTGCTTGTTTTAGGTCTTGAAATATTTCAGGTTGTTTTTCTGGAGCAACACGATGAGGAAATAAAATTAAATCACGTTTCTTCATTCCTTTAAACGGTTCTAATTCTAAACGTTCGTATTCCATTGGCCAACCACAACGTACAATTTTACCATTGCTATAACGTTCTTCCCACATTTCACCATACCAAGGATTTTCTGCAGGTATGCCGTCATTTAATAATTCGTCAAAGAATAGTTTTACATGAAACTCTGTTGCAAAGTAATTGTGATCATAACTGTGAAAGAAACTTTTTTCAGCGTGTCTAACCCAACTTGCATTACCAATTAGTCTACCTAAGAAGTCTTGTGGATCATAACTGCCAGCATGCCAAAGTGCGTGTGTAGTAACTTTAATACCTAAAAGTTCACCCATGTATTTGATATTAATAATACCCGGATGCCATGCATCTGTAAAAATAATGTGATCACCATTTTGTACTTTACCTGTTGTAAATGCTCTACTAATTTGTTCTACTTGATTGGCTTTGTAGATGTTAGTACCACCAAAGTTTAAAAAGGCACCTGGAGTGGTTGCGTTCGGAATATCCGTAGGTCCTGCAATAACAAAAACTTCATGTCCTTTTTTGCGTAGTAATGCAGGAAAATACGTTTTCCACTCTTTAGTGTAGCGTGTTTCTACACTTTCTAAATCTATTAACCAAATTCTAGCCATTTTTATTTGCCAACCCTAATAGTGTTAAAATTCTAACATCATCATATGATATTAGTATAGCATCATCCATGTCATCTGTCCAACCTTGATCTTTCCAAATAAAATCACGACCGTAAACGTAGCCATGAATACCAAGTGTATTACACACTTTCGCGACTGCGTCTACGGTCGTGTAATTCGCATTTAAAGCACCACCTTCAACTGAATTGCCACGGCTATCAGTTTTATAAGGTGTTCTAGTGCTGTGTTCTGCGATTTTTAAAACCACGGTTCTTTTGAACACGGTTCCTTGCCTTCCTCGGATTGCCACGATTTTCGTAGGCTCTCCATTCTTTGCTGTCCTTCTTATATAGGAACTTTTCATCAAACACAAATCCTTCGTAGCGACAAAACTCGCGGAAGGAATCCAAGTCATCAAAGATTTTTACAATCTCTGGACGTTCTGCAAAATATGACTTAGTCACCATCATCTCCTTTTAATATTTTGCGTACTCAATGTGGGCACCGTTTTCGCCATCTTCACTGATGTCGATATGAACTTCACGCCCGGGGAATTTTTCAGCAATCTTTTCATAAAGATCGTCTGACATCATTTCACATGATTTAAAATCTAAGTTTAATGTACCTTCGCTATATAGTCTCTCCATCCATCTTTTAAATTGAATAAATTCGATATCTCTGTCATTGTGTATAACAGTGATACCTACTTTGAAATGGAATATGTGTCTGTGCGGATAGCCTAAAAATGACACATCATCCCAATCACCTGTTGCCAACTTAGGATCATCTAAGGCCGCAGGATACTTGTGGATACCTTCCTTGCGGAACGTTACCCAAATCATTCTTTTTGCAGTATTCATAATCTTTACGTGTGTATCTGTTTTCATTGCTTCTTTTATCATTGTATCAGTTATACTCATAATATAAAGCCTTTCTGTTGCTTTGTCAATTGTTTTTCCAGTTACTTTGGTCCCAAATTTTGCCATTATTAACAAGGGTTACAAACTTTTGGAACACCTGTTCGATGTATTGTGTTTCTACTTTATTTAGGTCATAAAAACTTAAGAACCAAATTCTTGTGTGTTCTGGATTCCACAGTTTATGACTGTTTAAAAAGGTAGATAATACCTTGCAGTCGTTGTTCTTAAACTCTGAAAAATCACAGTATAGTATGCTATGATTGTGAGTTACCTTAAATTTTTCTACTTGACGTAAAATATCTGCTAATTCGTTTATAAATGGTGTAACTTCGTTTATAACTTTATTACCAATATCTTCGTTTACACACTTGTTAATTGTTTCTATTGTTGCTCTAGCACCAACATTGCTTTGGCTTCTTGTATTACCAACTGCAATCGGAAAATTATCCCACATGCTTGTATCGTATGCACTAATAACATCGTGAACGTTATTCTTAATAACCGTAATTGCAAATGATGCAAACCCTCCCGTAAGTGCTTTACCAAAGCAGATAATATCAGGATCTATACCTTTGCTTATGCTATGAGAAAAATGTCCTATTCTCCACATACCAGTTAATACTTCGTCGACAATAAGCAAGCAACCCGTTTCTTCTCGTGCTTTTTGAATTTTTTCTAAAACACCATCACTAATTTCACTGATACCTTTGTACCAATTAACAGTATCAATTAAGATACCAGAAAGATCGTTTTTGTGTCTTTGGTATACAGCATCAAAGTCTTCGTCAAAGAAATCAACAAAGTTTACAGCCGGCCAATCTTTAATCCATTCTTGGTCGTCGGTCATTTGCCAACCAGTAATACTTCCTGAATGAAAACTGCCTTTTCTTACAAGTATCGTATGTTTGGGTTTTAGTTTTTTAGTCCAATATCTCCAAGAAAGTTTTAGTGCGTTATCGACACTATCACTGCCTGTAAGTGCAGGAACAAAACCTGAATAAGTTTCGGGTAATACTTTTTTAAGAGTATCTTCAAGTTCGTACCAAACACTGCTTTTTGTTGTCCAGTCATCGTTAGCAAATTTAAAACTAGTTTCTGCAACTTTTGCCTGAATATCTGTTTGTGTAAAACCAAATATGTTGCAACCAGTACCTCCACTCATATCATACCATTGTCCGTGTTCACCTATTAAAAAATGCCCGGACATTTCTTTAATATGTACGTGTTCGTCTTTAGGTTGTGAAAAAGGATGTATTAATTTCATACTATTACTTCTTTTAATAATTCTATTGCAATATCCCAATGAATAAATTCTTCTTTATCAATAAACGAAGGAACAATACACAATGTCCATCTACCTTCATCTGTTGGGTTATAGGTACTGTGTAATCTACCTACATTTAGCAAACTAGGTTTGTTAATTACTTGTTGATAAGTCATGTTGCAATGATGTTCATCAGCAACTAAAATATCTGCTCCGTATTCTGTTCCACCGTTTTTTAAAAACTTTTCGTCTTTAACACTCCACCAGCGGGTATAACTATTTTCATCCCCCCAAGTAAAGTTAATTTTTACATGGTCATCAAATTTAGGACTATCACAGTGTATAAAAATTTTATCATTTGGTGCTGTAAAAAATGCTTCTGTATGCATAGATTTTAGTCCTAAACTTTTTAACCATTCTCTTACTTTTACAGGAACAAATTTTTCCTTTAATTCAATATGTTGGATTTTGTCAGGATCCTTTTTAAAAATCAAAGGCTTATCTACTTCAAACGGTAGATTTAGATATCTATGATACTTCTGATGGACTGTCATTTTCGTACTTTGACCAATCTGTAAATTTATTCCTATCTAACAAGTCGTGTACTTGATGTATCCAAACTCCGGGATTAGAATGTTTAAAGTCGGCGTCATCTATCTTGATACAAGCATTATAACCGAGTTGGTTAACATACGGAAGTTTTACACTTATCATAGGAATAAAATTATGTCTTTCAGTCATTCCTGTTTCAAGGATCCATTCATGATATTTTACATCATAATCTAGTGTAACCAAATATTGTGTTCCTAATTCGGATTTAGCATCAAGCAATCCTAATACTAGATCTTCCCAATCTTCTTTGGGTACAAAACTATGGTTCGCACCAAGATAGATATGATCTACGTGATGTTGTTTTGCTTTATCAAGAACTTCTTCTAGTGGACGACATCCTACAACAAATAGTGTGTCCATTTCATACGCAGGTGTTTTTTCTACTTCATAACCTGTAAAGTATACTACATCATCTTTTACACCATCAGCGTAGTCACGCTTCATTACTTGCCTCCATAGAAACAATTTCAAGTTCAACTTTCCACATTTCGTCTTTAAGAGCAAGTTTTTTCTTTTTCATTTCTGTAAGATATTTCTCAGCAACATTTTCTGCTTCAGCGGCTTCAACCTTTTGATGCTCTAAATGATGTTGCTCTTTTAGACTTTGTAGTCTGTTTTTTAGTTTTTCAATTGTGGTCATATTATACCTCCTCAAATAAGTTCGCATATTGCGTACTTGCGTTTACGGTTTTTTTACCTGTTGCTCCTCTAGTGCCAATAATTGACATCCAGAATCTCGAAAACTCTTCTATAACTGCTTCTGCTTCGTCTCTATTTGATGTTGCAAATATTGCTTCCACAACATCTCTAAAAAATACCCTGTTAAATGATTCTTCAACAAGCATGTTTGGAACGATTCCAGTATCGTACTGTCTGTTTGCTTCTTGTACTGCATTAATGTGACTCCATACATTATGACCCATCTGGATAGCATATGAAAAACTATCCCAACTTGTTCTTCCTTCTTTGCCTATTTTATTTAGGTCGCCTGGTGCATATATACAAACATCTTTTGCTTGTAAATTTTGTGTGATTGGAGAATCTTTAAAACTTCCGTGTTTCCCTTCACGCACAAATGCTTGACCAAACGGTGTTGTATCTGTTGCAAGTGCTTTATCGTCAATGCTTGGAACCATTCTGTAAACCCACTTGCTTCTATCTTTAGTTTCAAGTTCACAATATATTTGACCATTTGCTGTTGCTAGGAACGGACTAGCACAGTCAAATGTAATAGTAAAGTTTTCATTGTGATACTTGCGAACTGCTCTTTGTACATCTGTAAGTAAGGTTGCCCATTCTAGTTTTGATGTACCCAAGAAGTGCATGAAGTCGTGTTTGCCTTTTTCTAGCAAACCATCGAAGCGTAGTGCTACCAATCTCTTTAGCACAAGATGAATATCACACATATTCTGACCACCCATCGACCAACCATTAAAGTGATCTGTGTATTTTTTAGGATCACAGTAGTCTTTCATTTGCTGATACCAATCTTCTGCATCAGCGTGATTTTCACCTTGTAGTACGTTTAAGAACTTACAAGAACCTGTACGATTCTTCATAAAGTAATCATTGTTAATACGTGTAGCATTAACGGCATCTTGATAGTTGTCAATACCTGTTGCTTTTGCGCCTGCAGGTGAACGTGCTACCCAGGCAGGAATATCAAGGATCATACCGTAGTCCATGTAGGCATCCATCCACGCAAGAACCTGCTCACGCTTCTTTTTAGCCTTAGGACAGTTAGGATCTTTCCAATCACCTTCCCATACACCTTTACCAATCTGGAATCCACCTGAGTCACCAAGCAACCAACTGTTTTCGCGATCACGTTCACGAATCATAAGTTCTTTAGGTGCGTCTTTATTGATATCTAATTCAGCGTGTCCTGCTGAATACAGACTCCAATGATAATTGAATAGTCCGTCTTTTTTGTTGAACCAATTAAGACCTTCCATCTCGTTGTTAGGAAAAGGAATACGACTTTTGTCTACATATTCTTCTCTACGTTGTTTACCGATGAAAGTCGCATAGAAACCACTGATCGCTGGCAAAAATATAGCGTAGTCTTTTTGTTCTTTTGTTAGATCAGTGTTCAATTGTATTCTCCTTACTTGCTTTGTGCTGGCAAGATATATTCATAAGTTGCAAGACCACTGTCTACGCTAATCTGCATAGCACCTTGATCTGAAAACTTCATAACCTTGTCACCATCTAAACTTAGAATAGCAAGTGTTTGCTGTACAGGCCATGCCCATTCATTTTTAAGTTTACCAGTTACACCAGTTGCGAATACAAACTCTCCTGCGTGTGTGCTTGCATCACCAAACTTAAATTTAATATCTGCACCATCTGTTAATACTGTAAACACAGTTTCTTCTGCGTTTGCAGTTGCCTGCAT